TGCCATGATGGTATCCTCTTGGAGTTTGCTTGCTAGATTCCTCTACCGGTTGTCGCGTCTGCGCAACCTAAACTTTGGCTGCCTTCTCTATCTCGTCGCCGATCTCTTCTACTGCTTGCTGTGCCGCAGGAGGCCCGGCTACGTCGCCTGCCGCCTGCATAAAATGCTTGCCGGGGTGGTGCTTCCCACCTTGGATGTACCCATATTCCACGAAGGGCGCGTACCAAGCGCCACCCTCGTCATTCCGACTTTTGCCTGGATTGATTCTGACCTGCATAGAGTAGATGCCGGGGCGGCCACGCCCCTGCCTAAGCTTGATTGCCCGCTGCAATCGGCCGGTGGCCACGGGGCAATATGCCTTGGCTGTCCCCTGTATGGTCTTGGCGGCCCTACGCATGCCCTTGCGGACGGCCGACTTGGCCTCCTTCTTGGGCATGTTGCGAAGCATCTGCTCTACTTCGCGGGCACCTTGTAGCCGCATGGTTATCATTCGTTGTAACTCACCAGGTATTGCTGCTCTACGCCGTCAAGCTGGGCTGTCGCCAGCACGTCATATTGGGGAATGTCCCCCTGGCTCCGGAGCATGATGGCCTCTATCTCGTCCCATGTGCTGCCCTGGCCGTAATACCCGTTGATGGCCAACCGCACCGCGTCGGCAAGCTCCAAAGCGGCCTGTTGGGTGCGGGCGAAGCTATTGATGATGAAGGTGCTTTGGACGAGGCCGTCCGGCCCGTCCAGGGTGAAGCCCCGGTAAGAGTCGTCCAGGTGCCTGTAGGTAATCAGGGGATAGATAGCCTGCTGTGGGATACGCTCGGCCGGGTAGACGCGGGTGTCCACCAGCGCCGCAACGGCCTCATTCTCGGTCAACAAGCTGAATATGGCCTGATGAATCATACTATCTTCTTGCACCCCACCAGCATTTCCCGGTGCCGCTCGTCCTGGTCTACTATGCCAATGACTTCCCAATCCGTCTCGTTGATGGACAGCACCATGCTGGTGGTCAGCCCGTCCAGGTAGCGAATGCGAAGGACAGCCTCGGCTTCGGCCATGACCTGGTTGTTGCGTAGGCGTTCCTGCTCCCGCTGCGTGACCCAGCCGCCCCACACCCTAGCCAGCACGTGCGACTCGTCAAAGCCCACCTGGACCTGGCCCAGGCCGTCCTGGACCTCTACAGGCTCCTTGACGTAGACGGGCAGCCGCATTAGTCCTGCTCGCATCAAAACCCCCTATACCGGTAGAGGGACAGGATGGACTCTAGGCCCATGGGCATTTCGGTGATGGCCACCGGGCTTGCTGCCTCACGGTTCTCGTAAAGGTGCCCCACCAGGAGGAGGACAGCAGCAAGCAATAGTTCCGGGACGGTGCCCCTGGCCGCCGGGGCGGTCTGTGTGTCGGCGAACCGGGAGGTAAATCCGTTGGTCGTGGCCGCCACGCTGATTTCGTACACCACGCCCGGATCGGCGGGGTCTACGTCGATCGAGTAAACTCCGATGTTCTGCCGGGTCAGCGGCGTACCGGTGGCCACAACAACGGCCCCGGTGTCCAGCCGCCGGATGCCCCACGTGGAGTCCGCATTGGCCGCGACAACCGAATCTGGGTCGGCCAGGATGCCGCCCATCAAGAAGGTGCGTGCGAATGTAATCTTCATAGGGGCTCCACTACAGCGAAATCACGTCCGTCTGCTCCACCGTCCACGTCGGCGGCAACGTCAGAGAGGCTACTTGTTCCGACAAGTCCGACAAGTCCTGCGAAGTAGCCGTACCCGATCCGTCCGGGGCGCTGGTGATCGGGAAATACCCCGTCCCGCTGGTAGGCACCAAGGCGGACAAGGCGTTCAGGTTAGCGCGGTCCGACGGTTGGAAATGCCAACCGGGCGACTCGGAAACCCACGAGGCGGCCGGGTAGACGGTGGCCACGCCCTTCGTGGCCGTGACCTTGAAGACTAACCCCTCAATAGCGTGGTCGGCCGCTACGGTGTAGTCGATGTAGTATTGCCCGGTCGTGCCCGATACCTTCGTTGCCGTGCCGGAGTTGGCTAGGTTAGCCGTGCGGCTGGCAGCCTGCGCGTTCTCCGCCGTCACAGTCGGCGGGGAGTCGAGGTCCTCGGCAACATGCGTGGGGGCGTACGCGTAAATCCAAATCCGCCAGGCGGTGGAGCCCGCGTCGGGGCGGCCCATTTCCGAACAGGCTGAAACGCGAACCCGCTGCGCCTGCACGATGCCGGTGATATCCGCCTGGCTGGCCAACAAGCCGCCGACATTCATGTTGTCCATATACCCGGCACGCGCGGCGGTGAGTCGGGATACGAGAGTTTCGCAGTTGTCTACAGCAGCGCTGATTCCGTAGCCCAGGCTAGCCAACGCGTCGGCGAACCCCGGCAAGGCCCAGACCATCGCCCCACTTCCTAATGTCAGACACCCACGCACGGCGAGCAGGCGGTCGGTGGCCACGACGGGGGCAGCCCCGTCCCGCTCATAAATGCCGACTTGTACATATAAGCCGGCCGCAATGCCGGCAGGGAAGGAACCCTGCCAGAATAGAATGGGCGATTCCGTCAAGGCGATAGCATGGTTGACCTGATTCGACACGTTGTTGGCGGCGGTTTCCCATGCGGGGGTCCCGTCCGTCTTCCACCGCGTTCCGTCGGCGTCGTTCACCAGCACGGCGTAGAGAGTCAGGCCGCTCTCGCCGAGTTGACCATCGTACTTGATCTCGTTAGCCATTTACACGACCTCCACGCACGGGGCGAACGTTGTAGCTGGAACCGACGCCGGCCACGGCGGAGTTGACCCCACCGGCGAAACTGACGTAGTGGGCGTACCCGGTGTTAGCCGAGTAGATCGTCGAGGTCCAATAGCTCTGCGATGTCTGCATCGTCGGGAACGCCGTCACATTGGCCGACGGGGCGGTCCGCGACAGGTCATACAGAGAGATCAGCTCAAAGGCATTCGGCAACCGCCAGTCATCGAACCCAGCGAACACCAGGGCCAGGCAGTTGTCCACCGCGTTGGCCCATGTCATCGTCGCGGGCGTGGTCAGGTTCGCAGCCGAGGCGGTCCAGAGCGTCTGCCGCCACTTCGGCGGGCTCGCCGCAAGGTCGGTGGCAAACGTGCCGGAAGTGTGGGCCACGGCACAAACGTAGAACAGGCCGCCCTGCGCCACCACGTCGGCGGCGGCGTAGACCGTGCCGGTGGCCCAGTTGCCACAGGCGGCCTGAGCTTCGTTGCTGGCCACCACGCCGGATACGCCGGGGATGATCCGCTCCGGGCGCCTGGCCCATACGAGAGACGTGAAGCGGTCGAGGATCGTGCCGTTGCCCAGATCGGCGTAGCGGTGGCCGCCAGGCCGGCCGGCCTTGAACGTTCCGTCGTCGCCCGTGCGGAACGGGGTAACCTGGCCGTCGGGGGGCAGCAGCATGATGGCTTCACGTTTCCACATACGATTCCTTTTGCTCCAGCAGAGGAGCCTACCAGCCAGCGGTATAGAGGATGGTTACCGCGTCCCGGCGCTCCTGCGTGGCGGGCCAGTCCAGGGCCTCGGTCTCGCGGATCTGGACCCAGCCGGGCTTCTCGCCTGTGGAGACGTTGTAGCAGGACGGGGGGAGCGTCCGCTCCACGCCGTGTTCGTCCCAATACTCGATGCTGGTAACAGCGACCAGGGGCACCCTCGGCAGGATGATCCGGTAGTCACCTCTGCTTGGGAATGCAGGAAGGACCTCCGCCCACGTGGCCTGTACCATTTGGCAGTTAGTCCGCTGCTCTATCAGGTCTGTGGCCGCGTAGATGAGCGCCTGTATCAGGTCGTCATCCTCTGCATGCGTAACACGCAGGTGGGCCTTGGCCTGCTCAAGCGAGACAGGTGCAGAGGCTGCCGGTATGACGCAATAGGACGCCATTAGACGCTGATCTTGAGGGTTCCGTTGGAGACGTACAGGGCATCTTTAACGTGGGGATCGTCGGTCGGTAGGTTGGATAAAAGCACCAGTGTGACGGTGGTTTCATCATCGACCGAGAGAACCGGGTCGGAAGCCCCGCCGCCGAACTGGACCTGGCCGCCTGCGAGGACACCGAGAACGCCTTCGTCGTCGATGACTACCGCGCCCGCGCCCTCTTGGAAGTAGACCTTCGTAGTGTATGACATGGTTGTTCCTTCTATATCCAGGCCAAGGGGCGGGGCCGCGTACTCAAGCCCCGCCCCAGGCCAGACTGGAGTTCCTTACTTCAGCTTCAGCACCGCTACCGCGTTGGCATCGAGGACAGCGAAGTCGAAACGCTGCCAGCCGAGGTAGCCCACCTGGCCCTTGCCCGCGAACAACTCAAACAGGGCCTGCACCTCGCGGGGGCCACGGTCGGCGAGCACGCAATGCTTGGGATTGACCAGCACGGCCGGGTACTTCCCAGCAGTCATGGCACTATCCATGTAGGAGCAGGTGTGGACCGGGTAGCCCAGGAGGGTAGCCGGGTTGCTGTTGATTGCGTCACCCCACACAGGGCGGCCGATGCCATCGAGCATCACGCGGCAGGCAGCGCGGACGGTCTGGTTCATGAACCACACCAGGCCGTTCTGATACTGGCTTGGGATGCTCTCCACCGTTTCCACCAACTCGGAGTAGGTGAACTTCGTGGAACTGTCGGTCGTGACCACCTTGCTGTGGTCAATAGCGAACTGCCTGATGCCCTTCGGCTCGCCGGTGCCGTCGCCGACGATGCAATACTTGTACTCAGCACCAGCGAACGCCTTACCCAGGTTGCGGGCTATATATGCAGGGAGTTGGACGATATTGTCGTTAATCAACTCACGGGAGACCTTGATGATCTTCTTGAGGCCGAAAGCCCCAATAGTCACGCGGTCCATGATCGGATCATCATCGTCCGGGATGTCCTCGGATTCCCCGACCAAATCAGCGTCCCCGACACTGGATTCTAGTGGAAAATGCTTATCTCCGGTGGTCCGCATGATATCGACGCCAATCCCAGCACGCAGCGGGTTGAACTCCGCGATCTGCTCGCGGATCATGGTGTCGAACTCTTCGGCAACCAAGTAGCCGCCATTCGGCGCGGAGCCTTCGATCTGGAGCGTACGCTTCTCGGCGTCGTCCAGGGCGGTATAGCCCATACGGAGGTAACGCTCGTTGATGGAGCGATACTCGGCGCTGGCACGCGGGCGGGCTGCACGCTCTTCGCTGGCAACCACGGTACGGGCGCTACGGGCGTCGGTAATGCCCGCCAGCTTCTCGAAAGTGGCGATCTGCTGCCCGATGCTCTCGGCCTCGGTCATCATGGCCTCGACCTTGGCCTGGTCCTCGGAAGTCCAAGACCTCTTCTCCGCCTGCGTCTTTTCCATCGAAGCCTTTGCCTCGTCCAGCAGGGCGGCCCTCTTTGCCTTCAACTCGTTAACGTTCATTGGTGTAAGTCCTAGTTAGGTGTTGCACGAATCCTGCTGGTAGTAGGTGTTCGTCGGAACACCAACGGCCACGGCACCCAGCCCGCCGTGACGCTCGCACCTTTGGGTGCTATCTCAACTCCGCAATGCGGAGAAGCTGTCTCTGGAGAACAAGCCTGTCTGCGGTGCGCTGCACCGCCTGCTGGTCCTGCTTCCAGGAGTCCAGGCTACGTAGCGCGACCTGCACGTCACTGGCAGCCGGGTAGGCTGGGTAAGTGACCGGGGATACGTCGTAAAGGGCGGAGAAGCTGCGAATCTCACGCACTACACCGTCTGGCGTGTTGATCCACTCGTCCTGCCCGACCTGGAACCCGAAGGAGGAACCGTCTATGTCCCCACGCTGGATGGATACCACCAAGTCCCTAGCCGCTTGTGTCTCTGGCAAATCCACCCTGTAGAGCAGCCCTTCGGCGTCCTGCTGCAGGTGCAACGTCCCGGCCTTTGTCCGACCCAGTACGATGTTGGGGTCGTGGTTCCATAGGGCTCTAACGTCCTGGCCAAGGACCGATGCGAATGCACCCGGCCGCACTATCTCCCTGAATCCCCCTAGATCGGCAGATAGGCTGTTGAATACAGAGGCGTGGGCCTCGATGGCAAGCTTGCCCTCGGTGATTGCCCTGATTCCGCCTTGTAGTGCTCTACGTTCGATCATAGGTGCCTCATATTAGTTTTGCTGGAATGGGCCGCTGCGTCATATCTGGGTAGAAAGGCTCGTTAGCTTTATGCCAACGTGTGTGGCACTCCGCACACAACCAACGCCCAACGCATGGGTGGATATACTCGTCATGGTGGAAGTGCAGGGGGTGGGGCCGCCCACACTCTGGGCATACCGCAGGAGGAACCAATAAGCCAAGCTTCTTTGCTAAACGGACTACATCGCAGAAGCACCTGCCAATCTGCGTCTTTGCCCAGGTGTGCCGGTGCTTGGCAATGCGCCGCAATAAGCGGCAGAACTCCCCTAGGAAGTAGGGATGGGATTCCCGGTATGCCTTCTTTATGGCGGCTATCCGCACCCTATGGGCCGTTCTGTACTCTCTATTAGCAGTAGGGTGTGCTGCCCTATATGCTGCGTCATCGGGCTTGCGGCAGGCATAACACCGGCAGACCAGGCCATCGGGGCTACGCTTATCTGGGCTGAACTCGCTCTCGTCCTTTGGGACTCCGCATTTATGGCATGTCTTCATAGTTATCTAATACTGCTCTCTACCATTCCAATTAGGATAGGCAGGCGGTCGGCTTCGTAGGTGTCCAGTTTCCCGGTGGGCAGCGCCACGTAGTCGGCGGCGATTGTCAGGGCCAACGCCTCTCCACCACTTCGACCCTCGACGGCCAAGAGGGATTGCAGGATTGGGGTTAGTACAGCCTGCATATGAGCCGCGTGGGCTTGGGGATCGTAATTGCCCTTGCGGATGGCACCAGCCTCCCGGCGTATCATCCTGCCTGCCGCGTCCTGGACGAGAGGCATCAGGGCAGCACGCATAGCAGGGGTGGCGGGGGTGGTAGGCTGGGTAGTTGCCCCAACAGCCTGCATATTCATGGGCTGCATGTAAGCATCACCACCCTCGATAGCGTTCATGTTCTCCTTAGCCCGGCAGTCGTTTACGGACATCCATCCCCACTGCCGAGCCACAGCATAAGCGGCGTAGCGGGTCGTTATATCTCCACGGAGTAGGCCGTCTACGTTATGCTCGGCAAACAGGTCCGGCGTGCCCAGCAGCTTCCGCGTTACCTCGGTCTCCCACCGGCGTAGCCAGGGCATCAGCGAGAAGGTGACGAATTCAATCTGGAGTTGTTCTATATTGCTCCACGTAGCCCTGCCCAGCGAGTACAGCATGTGCGGAGGGACCCGGAAGATGCGGCATATCTCGACTACCGAGAACTCGCGAGTCTGGATGAACTGGGAATCCTCGTTGTTCGTGGCTAGGGCTGTAAACTCGCTGCCTTCCTCCAATAGGGCGATACGGTGGGCGTTGGTCAGGCCGCCATAGTTGGCGTCCCAACTCTCCTTCATGTGCTTGTACGCCTCGTCGCCCAGCTTGCCCGGCACCTTGATAGCACCATTGGGGCGGGCGTTGTTGGCGAAGAACTTGCCCGCGTAGCGGTCGATAGCCACGGCGCTGCCTATGGCCTCGCGGTAGGCGGATACGGGGCTACGCCCAGCCAGGCCGTCCAGGGAGAAGGCAGGCACATGCAGCACGTCTTCACCCAATAGGCGGGCCTGCTTGCCGTCCGGAAGGGTCACGTCATAGACCGGGATGGCAACGCCGTTGACCTGGACGAGGCAGGGCTTTACTCGCGTGGGGGTCATGGGCCACAGGGCCACGGGGTTCCCGGCGGCGTCTCGCTCGACGTTGGCGTAGCCGTTGCCGTGCACCAGGGCGTGGGCAGTAAGCAGCGTCCGGAAGGCCAGGCCGCTCTGGTAGGTGTTGGCCGCCACGTTCAGCAGGGAGGCCACGGGATGGGTTTCCCGTGCCTTCCCGTCGCCAAGGCGACGATAGACCGGCAGAGGGAGCATACCCACGGTATCAGACAGGAGGGACACGCAAGCGCCGACAGACACGTGGGCAAGGGCCACGTCCATGGTGACGCTAACACCGGACGATACCGGGACGCCGCACAGGGCTTCCCTCAACCAGCCAGCGGCCGTCATTGACCGCTTACCACCACCAAAGATACGACGCAGTATTC